CTGGGTCAAAGCCTAATTTTATATGGGCATCTATGCACGCATTAAACCAATCTTCAGTCACTACGCTAGAGTCAATGTCATCGTTAAATTTATTGCCCCATATCCACCCGAACCTTGATTTTGACATAATACCTTTCTCTACTTTTATTTTGTCCTTTGCTAACTCTTGGCTTAGTGACTCATCCCATTTAAACCATGGGTTATCTAAATGGCTAACATGAATAATTAAATGATACTCATCCTCATAAAATCCAAACTTATCTAATTCAGCACGATAAGGATTAATAAACTCTTTACTCATTGGGTCTTGTGAGCTTTCAGGGTTCCATAACCACCATAATTCTGCGCCTGGTGTATCTCGTAATGTTGGACCTAATGTATCAATAGTTATTTGCTTTGTTTTTGCTGCCTCTTCCATTAAGAATATTTTATAGTTACTCGTGCCTTTCATATCAATAATGTTTTGCATTCCGCCAAAGGTAAACTTACCACCGGTTTTGTGTCTTATTTCCCAATGAGAAGGAACGGACCTAAACCCTGCTAGTGATAAATCCTTTATGCTTTTTTCAATACCTGCATAGATTGACTCTTTTAAAGCTTTCATTCTTTCACGTAATACAAATACTTTTGAGCCTTGGCTATTTACTTCACCTGCCGTTACATCTTGAGCGAATCTTGACTTTGTACCACCGCGACTACCATAAAACCCTTTATACTTTTTATGTTTCAATATTGCAGGTTCTAGTTTTTCAATCAATAATATTGTTGGCTCTTCATCCGTTGGGTGCATGTCCCCTATAGTGCCTTTCCATCTTCTAATAATATTGGGGACTAATTTACCTTCTATCTTGTCTACCCTATCAACTACGCCATACACTGAATGCTCTAACATTCCTTGCTGGGCTAATATTTGAGGTTCTAATATATCTAACCTATTTCTAAGACTCCCCATCAAGAGCGGCCTCTAATTTCTCAATTCTATCTTTCAGGTCAGTATATTCTTCAATATCTATCATTGACTTAATGCTTGATACAAACATTTGACCAATATCGGGTGCTATTTGACTGTTAGCAACAGCTTGTAATACTTGGCTTGCTTGTTCGTGAGGCTTTGCATCTGGATCAAAGTCAAAGTTTACCATCGGAGATATCGACTTTAATGGAGGCTCAATTCTATTCATTACTAATGTGAGAAGTACAGGGTTTGGGTTTTGAAATACTGGTTCTGGTTGTTCTTCATCTTGTTTTTGTTCTTCTGTTTGTTCTGGCTGTGTCCATCCGCCTAAGCCAATAATAACAACCTTCTTTAAAAAGTCTTGCTCATTACCACAGACAGACTTTATAGCCTCAAGCATAAGGGACTTCTTACCCTTTCCTCTTGGTGCTATATTCTTTCTGCTTTCCTTGTCTATAGTCGTGCTGGATTTAGCCATATAGCCCTCAAATAACCCACAAATAATAATTTATTATACCACATAAACAAAAACCCCTAAATGGGGTTATGTATACGGTGACAAACTATTAACTTACCGTTGATTTAATAGCCTTTTCTCTTAATCGGCTTTTTGTTACTCTTCTTTTGTTTTTTAGGCTTCATAATTCACCCTCTTACTGTTGTTAATTATTACCTGGTTACTCTTTACTATCTGATTCGCCTCTACGACTACTTAGCTTAGTTAAATTTAAAGAATGCACCCAGCACACCCAGAATTAAAAATGATACTACACCAATAGCTACCTTTGCTCTTAATGCTTGATGATCTTTAGCCTTGAACAGTATTGGCTCTGCAAACTTGATGTGAGTACGAACTTCTTTCTTGAAGTCTGCATCGTGCCTTTTATCTTCCTCACTGACTATCATGTGGTTGCAAACTTTAGCTAGCGAGTCAGCAATAACATCAAACTTATCTTGAGTATGCTTATCACGTTCATTGATAAGCATTAATATTTCGCTAGTGGTTATTTCTTTCGCCATTTGATTTCTTGCTTTTATTGAGCCTTGTATTGATTATATCAAATAGGTGTGAAATAAGCACTATTGCGCGAGATAAGCAGAATAGAAGTAGTGAAACGTCTGATACTGTCTCTAATTCTCCTGTAAGGAATAAGCGTACAAATAAGGATAATATGAGCGTACAGAGTAAAATGTTCGATATTGTTATAAACAAATGTTTCACTTGCCCCATAAGCGCCACCAATACCGTAAAAATACGCATCATAACCTAGCGCTACGCAAATAATTAGAATTATAACACATGCAATGGTTGTTTCTATCTTACAACGCCTTACAAGGGCAACGTAAGAATAAATCGCAAAAGTTATTGCATATAACTGACTCTCGCTTAACGGATCAAACAGGTTTATTTCAAATAGCATACAACTAATAAAAAAAGCCAGCATATAAGAAGGCTTTTTAATTAGTAGTGATACAACAAGGTAAGCAACAAATAAAACACTATTTAGGCTTTGCTGGTTTTGTACGCTTTCGCTTAACAGGCTTTTTAGTGACACGTTTAACGACAGGCTCACTTGTATCTGTGGTGTTAACGCTTGAAGTTCGCTTGCGCTTAGAAGTTGAAACCATTGTGTTATATCCATTAGTTAAAGTCCCTGTATTATATCACTTTTTAGTGAATTTTATACCGAATGATGTAAGTATTGCGACACCAAGCCAGTATTGATAGAAGGTGGGCATACTTTCCAGCACTGCAAAACCGTCTTCGATATAGCCAACATAGTCAGGAAAGAAGCACAATACCAACGGTATAGCCAGAATAATAGTCCAAAATTCATCCTTCCAGCTATACCTTCCGTTTTCAGCCTGTATACTCTCCCACTCGGCCAGTGAATCATCAGAGTTTTTAAGTCTATCGATTTGCTTTAATTTGATGTTGGTTTTGTTTTCGCTTCTTTTGGTGAAAAAGCCTGTTATCGGCGAAACAATACCAGATACGATCGCCATAAATGGATTCATATCTTACCCCTTCCATCTTGCTTTAGTTCGCCTTACATCAATATGAGTAAAGCTTTCATATTTCCCCATTCCGAAACTAGTTGGGTACATGTCATCAAGGTAAGCGTAAACAGTATCAGGATTTACGCCTTTTACCACAATGTCAGCAGCTATGCCTTGCTTGTGCTTACTACCATAGCTACCGCCTATCTTTTTGTTATGCTCATCACAACGACAAGCTGAGTTGATAGTCACCGGTTTTCTGAACTTTTCTCTTACTGATGTTATAACCTCTAACAATTCAACATCGACCGTTTGAAATCCGCAACCGCACTTACAAGCGAATTCAGATCTTGAGAAGTTTGCGCTTAAATCACCCATCTTACTCTTCCTTATTATTAAATCATCAGTGTTATTAACGATAATCAGTGGAAGATTACCGTTTATTGTAGTTAATGCCATTACTTTAAGGCTTCTTCCATCGCTTCATTAAAGCAACATCCGCCGTTATAATATTTAACTTCAAAGTCGATACTTCCATCATCATTCTTGCTTGAATTAAATACGTCAGTATCTTGATCAATGTCTTGCTTATCAACAATAAAAACCTTTCCCTCAAATAGTACCGCGTACTTATAAAAGTTATCAGTAAAATACTCCTCTATATCATCGTAATCCGATATATCCTTATCACCAATAAACTCTAATGCTGTTTTTCCTGTTGGGGTTAATTTACCCTTGTAATGAACCGTTTCACTCACAATCACTCTCCTATTTAATTAAACGCTTAATTCGTGCAATAAAACCCATTGATTTTCGTGTTAATTTGCGCGTTATATCTTCACAGCATATTCTATCCGCATCGTAAACGTCCATAGCCATATTGTAGTAATCATCACCTAGCACATCAGTTACCATTTTATTAAAGTTACCTCTTAGCGAATGGTATTGCAGTATTGATACTCTGTGTTCATCGTGAAACTTTTTGTAAAACTCTGGTGTTTTTCCATTATTCATCTTATTCACCTTATTTAATTATACTTTAGTACTAGTTCTTTGGTGCATCATAGTGCAGTGTTATATTTTCTTTGTATATTCGGTGAATTCCTCTTCTGTTAAGTAGAATCTCAACACCTTAGCGAAAGCGTTGGCGTATTCAGTATCATTCCGATCCACACTTGCTTTATGTTTTAATAGTAAGTCAGCCACAACAATTCTCAATATCTCGCCGTGTTCAACCTTTACTTTTACGCTCAGGCTATCCATTAAATC